GACATTTTGAGATGCTCAAGCGTCCGGCTTACTACAACATTTTCTTGCTTCCTACTGGGCGACGACTGGCAAAAACTTACAATATACTAGAGAATTTAATCACCCTACCCAAAACCGATTGGAAACTGTACGAGACCATTGAACAGAAACTGAAATGGATGATTCAAGAATATCGAAGTGATTGGCGAGATAGACTTTCTCATCATGAAAGATATGGTATGAAAGTTAGGTTGACCTACCGATCTGAAAGCGAGCGAACGAAACTTGAAGAGAAAATCACTGATTTAGTTATATCTCATGGTAAGAAAGCTTCGACCGTTCATTTCTGTACACGTGAGTCATACAAAGGGAGAGTTCGTGCTAACCAAATTTTAATTTTGTTGGAGCCTGAGGGTTTAGGCGAAGTTGAGGGTTTGACCGTTCGAGCGGAAGGCAATTGGATGTCTTTAGTTACACATTGTTTATTTATCTTAGGCTCTACACTTACCTGTTTTGGTTTCGTGGACCCAGCTAGAGGTTGTCGTTTTAATCTGCTACCGTATATAAAGACATTACATCCTAACGACAAATGGTTGCTTGATCTTCAGGCGAGTTGGCGGCTTGAATACGGAGTCTCTCGATCCATAGAGGAAGGTGCACTTTATGATTTTTTTGCTGAGTCACATACTCTGTACGCTGTCCGGACTTGGCCTGGATGTGAGAAATACTTGGGAGCTTTGGAGGCGTTCGTTGGGAGATTGGCTGTTCTACCTGCGCAAGTTTTGACCTCTAAGGAGCATGATTTTCAGTCTAAATTAATGAGTAAAGCTAAAAAGACAGGATTTCATTATTTGTATTATTTGGTTTCTTTCACCATGAAAACGTCCCTGACGGACCGCATCGTCAAGGAGGCATTGGCTACAGTGAAAGTGTTCAGTTTCGTCGTTGGGCGAGATCACTTGCCTGCTGTGGGCGTCTATTCGGGTGAAGACTTCAGTAAGCAATTCTTATCAATGGCTGTAGGAACGATGGATACACCGAGTAGGTATGCCATAACTATTGTGTCCGGAATGCAGGTTGATGTGGATGTGAAAAGTGTTACTGGCATTGCTAGCTTTAAGGATGGGACTCAGCATACGATTGTTGATGAGATACTACTGCAGCCGGCACGTTTGGTATTGTTGGGTCGGAAAGGAGGCGGTAAATCAAGGTTGTCGAAGATCTTTTCAGAATTGGGATACAATGTGTTAGATTCAGACACTTACGGAAAAGTGCTTACACTTGTGGCAGATCGGGGAGAGGATGGTTTAGATGACGCATTAAAGAAGTTTGTGCGATTGACTCCAGATGAAAGGAAAGCGGTTCCTTCTATATTCGAGACTGAGATGGATAGATTATGTGAAGTTTTTGGTTCTAGAGGCCTTCGCCCTTATGCCCAGCGATGTCAGCAACAGGCTGGTCGATTGCATTGGGAGTTGTACGCTGCATTTCAGGAGTTTTATGATCGAACGATACGAGTCATCACTCCGGATAAGTTTCGATTCGCTTATTTTGCAGAGTTAGAGCGTGGTGGGTTTGATGACAATGGATTAACTTTTTCTCCTGAGTTGAAGACTGTTGTGTTCGTTCATTCTATGCCTGAGCTGTTCGAGGCCATGGGTGGATGTGTTGCTGAGATAGTTCCGACCCACAGTACCAGATTAGCTATACTACTCCGGGGCCAAGGTTTGTCAGTTAATGCTGAGCTTCATCTGCATGATTTTTATGTTGCTCTTAATCAGAATGGTGCGCGGAAAGTCTCTTTAGGGTGGTTAGTACACGCCTTGAACGAGTTGTTAAAAATGAGGTAGTAAGCCGGTGGGATTGGTGACCGGTGCAGGATGCTGATCTCCCTTGCAGTC